CAAACCAGCCTGAACATTCACAGTCAAACCAGTATTCTTAGCCGCCTGAGCTGCCGCATAAGACCGAGGTGAACGAATAGGGTCAATGCCACCAATGCCAGCCAACCAAGCCGCGTAGCGTTGAGGTGAGCGAGTAGGGTCAGGTCGTGTAGTAATCGCTTCAGCAGCCGGTGCAACAGGCATAGGAGGTAGAGCAACCTGTAAAGCATTAGCCATTTGAGTATTGAACGCATCAGCAAACGATTGAGCAAGTGCCTGAGCCGCTGCTACTAATTGGTCTTGCTGAGAAACCAAGCCCTCGATAAACCCATTGGTAACAACCTGCTGGCCTACTTCATAAAGAGTTTGTGTTGAAGTTTCGGCAATAACCGTGGCAGTGTCATCAAGTTGCGCATAAAGGTCGTTTAGTGCCGTAATAGTGTCAGCACCACCATCAACCAAAGCCTGTGCGGTAGCCCCACCGGCATCAGCACCAGCCTGAACCAACTGAGCAAACAAATTCTTGTTCAGACCAAGTTTCTTCAGATCAATGAGGTTCTTAGCAAAAGCCTTAGTCTTATCAACCAAAGCCTTGAAGTTGTCCACAATGCCACCAGTCTTAGTGACATCAAAAGTCTTAGTCATAATCGTTTCAATACCGTTAGACATCGAACGAGTAGTTTCGGTAACTGACTGAGTAATGCTATCAAGCATCCCAGTCAAGTTAGCCAAGCCAGTAACACCGCTCGTGATTGTACGTGCAATGTCAATCTTCTGAGCCAAAACATCCTGCTGTTTCGCAAGTCCACGCAATGTAGCAAGAGTGCTATCCGCGTATTTGGTTAGAGCATCAGCAGAAGATTGAAGAATACGCTTATCGGCAAGAGTGGACTTGATTTTTTCATAAATGGCATCAAACCCATCTACAACCTTTGACTCAAACTCGCCCATCTTTGGCGTGACCTTGAACAAATCAACGAACGAGGCAGTCATTTCTTTAGTGCTGTCAATGACTTCTTGAGCTGCCTGAACAGCCGCCTGATAAGCCTTTACCTTTTCATCAAAAGCAGCCTTTGCGTCTTCAATGGCTTTAGTCAAAGCCTTATTGTCAGCAGTAGTTTTTTTAGTTCCACCAGTAGTAGGAGTTTTGATATCTGGCAGAGTAGGGACTAAAGAACCAGTAATACCCTTAGTAGTTTGTGCAGCAATACGAGCCTGATCAGCCTTGAATTGGTCAATGACTTTTTGGGCAGCAGCATTTCTCGCTTGCTCTGCCTTCATCTGTGCGCCAGGTTTCAAAGCTGGCCCAGTAGGTGTCATCTCGAAATTTTCTTTAGCCCGTAATGCTTCCTCGTAGGCTTTTTTACCAGCAGCATTGGCAGCATTGTTGATGGCTTTAGGAATACCGTTAGCGGCAGTAGTGCCAACATTTTGCAAAGCAGCAAATGCCGCTACAAGCAAACCAATGGCAGTAACCATCAACATAATTGGGTTCACATTCAATACAGCATTGAAGCCGACAACAGCAACAGTCGCTAATCCAACCTGAGTGGCCAAAACGCTCAACCACTGAATGTTTTCACTAATCCATCTGACTAAATCAACGATTACCTTGATGACATCTTTGACAGCATTAGCAAAATCCTGTACAGCCTTTTGCCCTTCAGGCGATGCTAGCCAGTTAGCAAAATCATTCAGAACAGGCAATAACGCCATTCCAATAGATTCTTGAAGGTCATTGAAAATAACATTCAAACGAGCAAATGGATCAGTGTTTGCCGCTGCAGCCGCCGCTCCCTTAGTTTCGGCTTGAAGTTTAGCCATCCAATCTGATGAACCCTTTAGACCAGGAATCATACGGAACAAAGCAGTTGTCTGACCAGAAACGGCCTTACCTAAAGCAAGAGCAACGCTTTCTAAATCCCTACCAGTAGCAGCACTAACATCAGTAGCCAAAGCCAAAAGACCTTGTGACTTAGAAACATCACCAGTGGCTCGAACCAAAGAAGCCATTGCAGGTCGTAGTTGGTCATCAAGAACAGAAGTTTGTAGTTGAAGTTTCTGGATAAATGCTTCAGTGCCAGCAATCTGATCGTTAGTTGCGCCAGTGGTGTTACGCAACTGTTGAGCAAGTAGTGCCTGAGCCTTTACATCAGCAGTTGCAGCTTTTGCAGCAGCCTCTAACTGTGAAGTAATTGCACCAATACTTAGCCCGACACCAATACCAGCAAGCGCACCTTTTAGGCTTTTACTCAGCCCACCAATGCTACGCAAGGCTTTTTTAACACCAGCATCATCAAATATTGCTTTTAGTGGGATATTGACTGCACCGGCCATTTATAGCCCTCTCATGTTTACGAAATCAAAAGCCAATCTCATGGCATTTTCAATGGCCAATCGAACTGCTGGAATACTATGTTCAGCTGCTGGCCAGATAAATCGGGAAGCTGAACCATCGCCAACATTCTCATTAAGGCTACGAATAAACGCCTCACCTTTGGCCTGATTTGCATTACGCCGTTTGAGCGTAGGTGAAGCATTATCATTTCTGCGACCTTGACCAATGTAACGCCCTGATCTACCAGCCATGTCAGCCAAAACAGTTCCAGGCGATGTCACCTTAATCCTGACCAAAGAAGTTGTTAGCGATTTACTACCAGCAGAAGTTCTATATTGAATCAGTGTTTTATCTGGCCTTACACCAACTCCCCAACCTAAACGGCCACGGTCTTTCAACATTCCAGATATCGGCTCGACACTAGCAATCGAACTTTTTATGTCAGATTCTAATGGTTTGGCGATTTGCTTCAAATGTCTAACTAATTGTGTTTTTAGTCGAGGCTCAATAGCCCTCAACCTACGGTTTAGTTCACGCACATCTTGAACACTGAAATCGTTAGTGCCTACACCGGAACGGCCTAAACCACCGCTAAAAGTAGCAACAGTAAGTTTCAAGTCATCGGCCATGCCTTCAATTCTACCGCCACCGTTATCAACTCGTTATCTGAAATGTTGCGTTATCCGGCTCAGCCGTGGCATTATGGACATACTCGGCAAAAGCCGATATAACCAGTAGAAAGTGATTTACCAGAATGAACAAAGTTTTTTGGCCTACACATAAGGCAAAGGCTCGCCAGCGTAAGCACCTTAAAAGAAGCAAAAAGAAATAAGTTAACTCGCAAGATTTTGTATACCAACTAGAAAAGGGAAACTAATGGGAATTTACAAAGAACTAGACATCACCTACCAGGATGCTGTCAATGCCACTGCTAAAAAAATGCTTGCCGGTGAAAACTGGTGCAACAGCGAATATGTTATTTGGGATGAAATTGGTAAATACGACCATGACTTAGCAGATCAACTAACAGATGAATACAAATACGAAGCCGCTTTGGTCATTATTGAGCAGGGTCACATTCCACATGACAACGAAGATTGGCAACGCCTAGTCGTGCGTTTGGCATACAACGCCATTACCAGCACAGAAGAATTTGAATACTGCATTGCCCACTCACGGTTCAGCGCACAAGAAGTCCAGCAGATGCTTGACCTTGCCTGTGGTGCAGTATTACAAAACCCAAACTTCCGACTAACAGGCTTCCAGCAACTCAGCCCCCAGTAGTTGCCGGATAAAGAAAAGACCCTAACCGATTGGCTAGGGTCTTTTTCTATTCCTGTGGATTGTTACGAGCTACAAGAACCCGATACATAGTCCACAACATTCTTGGCGATTCATTAGCAAGCACACTAGGAGCAATACCAGTTTCAACCGCCATCTGAGCAAGAATCCAATGCATCGAACTCTCACCCAGCGGTTTTATTTTGGGTCTGCGTCACTCGCTCCGATAGAACTAACAGTGTCCACAAATTCCTCGTAAGACAAAGCAGTTTGCTTCAGACGGGTTAGAGCAGCCCAAGCAAGAAACGCGATGTAAGTAAGTTTCTGTTCCTTCTCAAGAACAGTCACACTCACAGAAAACTTTTCTTCAAACTTCAACATTTCCGGCATTTGAACCACTACTGGATCAATGACACGGCCATCAAGAAATTCTGCGCGTAGGTTCAGTTTCATTTGTTTCCTTTTTAGTTATGTACTACTGACTGATTAGGCAGTAGCGCGAGTTACTGTGCCAGAGGTTGGCCAAGTAACTGAAAGTGTAGCTGCATCGCCCACTGATGATGCGAATGGTTGGTGTTGGCTCACAAGCGCAAGAACTGTGTATGACGGGTTTGTTGCCGATACAGCAGTGCTAGTTGGCTTGATTACAACAGTACCAATGGTGTTGAGGAGTGGCCAGAGTGTGGCATCCACAGAACCAGCTGCGAAATCCTGGAAGAAGTTCAACTGGATTGAACCAGACTTCAATCCGCCAACCATAGTCTTCCAACCGCCACCGAAGGTAGTTGTTTCTACTTCATCACTCTGAATGGTGAGGTTTACAGACTGAAGCGATGAGCTTAGGTCAGTGCCGTTCAGGGTAATTGAGTAATCAGTAGCAACAAATTTTGCCATTTGATTTCCTTTACTTAATCAGCCTGAACAGTCAAATCAAATTCGGCTGCCAGGTATGTGTTATCGCCGATAGAGATACTGCCATAATTTCTCATGCCAGTTACCACACAATCAAATGCTTTTCCGCTTAGTGTGCGGTCAGATTCGATTGCACTTCTAATACTACTAGAGCCAGTGCTTCCACAGTAAGCATCAAGAGCGTTCTGCGATGATCGTGCATCGGCACGACCTACTACGAGAGTAACGGTGAAGTTGTAGGTACTCATTCCGTTACGCATTGACTGATGGTAAGAAATACCTGACGGTGCAACAATCGCATACGGTGGGGAAACATTTTCGGGAATAGTCGCACCAGTACGCAACCCAGTAATCGTGGCTAAGTTAGTTGCTATGCCGGTGCGGAGGTCAGTGATGTTCGCCATTAGGCAACACCAGCAACTCGGCGGTAACCGCTAATCATCATTTCCACATCAGGGTCAAGGCGTGAGCCGACACGAATGTAGCCGAGGTCAGGTGCAGACAAAACACCTAGAGGTGAATCGTTGCGTTTGAAGTAACGAGCTGCCTGAATGACGGTTGCCTGTTTGATGGCGGTAGGTACTGAACTGTAACCCCAAGTGCCGGTGACTTTGACTAGAGCCTGACCGTTCAGAATTGGGAAGTATTTGGTGTTTCTTGCACGGATCGCAGTGACCGGTGAAATCACACCATCTACCGGATACGAGTTGTTTAGCGGTTCTAACTGGTAGTCAGTCGAAGACCAGGTTTGGCCGTAAGTGCTATCTCCGTTGTCATCAGTCTTCAGTTCAGTGATGGTCAGTAGGTCATCAATGCGAACATACTCATCAGTGTCAGCGGCAAAGTATTTGACGGCTGTGCCGATTGAGTAGAACACACGAGCTGCGAACTCGTCAATGCTACGGCTTGCAGATTCCACAGCCAACTCCAGCAATGTGTCATCTACGCTGTCGCTAATTCTTAGCGAAGCCTTAACTTCTGCAAGTGTGCAGTAGCCGTTAGTGATTGCCATAAAAACTCCTAAATAGGTGTTTCCAGTTTATCGCAGACGGGTCTTTATCTCCGTGGAAGAAATCCCTTGAGTATAAGGCAGATACACAAGACCAATGCCACGCTCGTCAAGCCAGTCTTGGTCGAAACACATTTGCCCGTAATAGTTACGCCTAGCCCAATCCGAACCGATTACAACAAGGTCAGGTTTTACTTGTTCGATGGCCAGTGTCGAATCGTGACCGCCAATGTTAGGCACAACCTGATCCACCCAACGCACAGATTCCAAAACTGCTTTACGCTCGGCAAAAGACATGACCGGTGCAGTGCCTTTATACAACTCAATGTATTCATCGGTGTTCAGGCTGACTACGACTGAGCCGAGTTCTGCACAACGCTCAAGAAAAGCTGCGTGACCGCTGTGATACAGGTCGAAAGTTCCACCCGTATAGACAACTAATCCCATCTATTTGCCCTTCTAGTTTTGAGTTCCCACGGAAACGCTGTTGTAAGCCCTTGTGAGGCTCGTAGAGAGGCTAACGCACCATTGGCAGAGTAACTTCTACCATTGACCGTAGTGAAGCCGCTATGAAGCGTAGAACTGTTGTCGTGACCCATTTTGCATTGTATAGATTTCTTGTCTATACCTGCCAAATCCACCCTGCGTTCCAAATCGTTGTCATCGAAATACAGCGGATAAAAATTCTCGTCATAAAGACCAATCTTGTCCACCATGCCCTCACCGAAAACCACGGCAGACCATTGAGGCACGATGTCCAGAAAGTTCAATGCCTGAGTATCTACCTGCTCAGGTATCTTCTTCATCTGCTCAGGTTCAAACCAAGCATCATCATTCACAAGCACCCAATACGGTGCATAAGGCGTGGACTTCACAATCAGATTCCAAGCACCCACAAGACCAAGCCCAAACGGTACTTCGATGTGCCACAAGTTTTTTACAAGGTCAGGCTTTACAGGTTGCCAGGTGCGTGTTCCAGAATTATTGACAATAACCAAATGCTCAACAGGATAATCAATAGATCGTAGAAGCCGTTCCGCAAGGTCAAACCGTTTCAGAGTACAAAAGCCAAGAATCGGAATCACTTTAGAATTTTCGCTAAAACAGGCAACCAATACTTCTGATAGACAGCCTCAGCACCATAGCCCTTAGCAAACTCAATCGCACGCTCAGACTTACCACGCGGCAACTTATACGCCTCGTCCAGAGCTGCCACAATCTGCGGAATACTAGGCACACTAAACCAAGACTTCTGAGCTTCATCCCACAACGGCTGACACTCAACAACCCAGCCATCGCCAACAAGTTCAGGTGATGCACAAATGTTAGAAACAATTACCGGTGTTCCACAGGCTTGTGCTTCGATAGTGCCAACCCCAAAGCCTTCCCCATAAGAAACACCCAAATAAACATCCATAGCCGTATAAAAGGCCGCCAATTCTTCCTGCGAGTAGCCGTAACGGTACGCAACCTGATCACAGAAAATCACCTGTTCTTTCTTCAAACCACACGAGGTCAAAAGGTGGTCTAACTTCCACCCACCAAAAGCCCCAAACATATCGGTGTGCAAATACAGCACAGCCTCCGGCTTGTCTTTAGCGAAAATACTGAACGCCAAAAACGCTTCAGCGATGGCCTTACGGTGAATCGCACCAGAAGCCTTATTAGCAAAATTCATACCCACTAGGAAGTTGTCTTTAGTGATGCCCATGTACTCGCGAACATCCATACCATTCACCACAAAAGTAGGCTGAAATACCGGCTCGACAGCGTGCGGCACATACTCAGATTCCACACCATACTTAGCCAACTGCTCCTGACCAAAACGGCTCATAGCAATCGGAGTTACATTTTCACGCTTACACCAGTCAAGCACTAGCGGTGGAACAGGAGTGTGGTCAATCGGTGTCCAAGAAGCAATGTTTAGTTCCTTGTACTTTTCCCCACGAAGAATCCAAGTGTCGTAAAGCGTAATCAGAACATTAGGCAGCTTGCCCTTCTTCTTTTCTACGCTGGCCACATGATGCTGATGATTCAGCGGTGTCACATCTTGTGAATAAGGTTCAGCACCACGAGCATACTCAGGCACAACACCATAATCACTCGCCCAAGTTCCATTGACACCTTCACGCCCATAGTTCGACAACACGGCAACATCAAGTCCATCACGAATAAACCGATTTAGAACCTGAGCAGACTGCATACCGTAGCCAGTAGGAGCAGTCGCAGAATTACTAAACCAAGAAACAATGCCCTGAAGTTTCTTAGCGTTGGCCTTAGCCGGATTTCCAGATTTACCCATTTTTACCTCTCGTAGTAATAAAAGACTACTAAAAAACCACGCACTTTTATAGGCTGTGACAATGAAGAAAATAGGGTTAGTTTTAGGCTCAGGCTGGACATACAAAAATGATGATGTACGCATCATCCCACGCACACACCTTTATGAAGGTTTAGGGATTGATGCCGTAGCAGACCCGATACGCCAAGCCAAATACTTTGGAGTAGAAACCCTAATCCTGACAAACGCCGCCGGATCAATACGACACAAGCCAGGTCAAGTCTGCCTAATAAGCGACCACATAAACCTCACCGGCCACAGCCCACTAACCGGCAAAAACTTTGTAGACATGAGCGACACATACAGCCAACGCCTACGCCAAATAGTGCAAAACATTGAGCCACTACCAGAAGAAATCTATGCCCAGTTCCGTGGCCCACAATACGAAACACCGGCAGAAGTAAGAATGGCTGGCAGTTTCGGAGCAGACCTAATGGGAATGTCCACAGCGCTAGAAGCCATTACTGCTAAAGAACTAGGCATGGAAGTTCTTGGCTTATCGCTAGTCACAAACCAAGCTGCAGGAATAAGCCCGACCCGTTTAGATCACGATGAAGTATTAGCCATCGGTGACATGAGCCACCAATACCTGAACAGGCTACTGACACGCATAATCGAGGCTATAAGATAGGAGAAACCCCTGCGATGCGGAAACATCCAGGGGCATGACCAAACTAAGAAAGGTAGTTCGATTGTCCAATACTAAGGCTTGTTCAAAATGCAAGCAACTTTTGCCAAGAACAGAATTTGGCAAACACACCAAAACGACTGATGGCCTTTACAGCCAATGCCAACCCTGCCGGCGCATAGCCAGAGCTGCTTATCGAATTAGGCAAGCAAAAAACATTGCCATTCAACAAGCCGATAATTACCATCGCAATCGTGATAAGCGAATCGCCTATGCCAATAAACGCATTGCCGAAAATCCTGAACGCCATGCAGCATATATGGCAATTTCAAAACGCAGAAATCACCTTGCAATTGCCGCTAATACTAGGCGCAGAAATGCTAGACGGAAAGCCAACGGAATTTTCAAGATAACTAAAAAAGAACTTTTGAAACTTAGCCAAACACCTTGCTTTTACTGTGGCGCAACTGAGCGACTAACTGTAGATCATGTTATTGCCGTGGCTCGTGGTGGCCGTGATTCAATCGGCAATTTAGTCAGTGCTTGTAAATCTTGTAATAGTCAAAAGCGTGACTTGACCATTATGGAATGGCGTAAGAAAAGGGAAACTCCCTGAAGCCTACGCACTTCAGGGAGTTTCCGGTCTTTATAAAGACAAACGAGTTTTTAGCTCGCCCCGCCTTTAAAATACCCGATATGTGTTGCGTGGGTTAGTCCACCATCAACGCGGATTAGACCACGGTATGAAGTGACATCGGTGTTGAACGCAAAGTCAGATGACTGTGCAACCTGTACACCACCAGCAACGCGAGCCTTGAATGACTTCAAGTCACCGAATAGAACAGACTTAGCACCGGTAGCAACAGCAGGAACAGCAGGGTTCTCGTAAACCGAGTAACCAAGCAACTGTGCAGGCTGTCCAGCAATTGCTGAATCAGTCCAGATGTAACGACCTGATGAATCCTTTAGCTTACGAGCAGAAGCAATACCGGTCTTTGACATCATGAAGCCGAGTGATGGAAGCAAACGCGCTCCGTCAGCGATTCCGTATACGAGGTCAATTAGGTTCTCGTAAGTTGCAGCACCAGATACACCAGTTCCACCAGTTACAACTGAGCCAGCTGCGCTGACTAGGTTGCCGGTTAGAACAGTGTTGGTCTGTACACCTAGTGAAGTACCAAGTTCTTGAGCGATGTAACCAGTGATGTCGAAGCCGGCATCTGCAACAAGTTCGTTAGCAACATTTACGATTGCTCCGTACTTGTAAGCGTTCAGGGTAATGCTTGAGAAGGTTGGGTTTGATTCAGCAACAGTTCCAGCAGCAGCAACTGATCCAGATGAGCTGATTGCGGTTACGGTTGGGAGAACAAGTGCCTCACCTGATGCGGTGTTGAATACTTCTGAAGTCTGAAGCATTGGGCCAACTAGGGTAGCAATCTGGAATACCTGGTTGTAGAACGAGGTAGGAACAGTGTTGCTTGATGGAGTTAGAGCAGCACGAACTTCGCGGTTGAACTCGTGTCCACGAACCTCGCCACGAGCAATCGCGCGTAGAACATCAGCATCGGTAGAAGTCTTAGCAACTTCTGGAACGAATGAAGCAGCAGCCTGAGCAGCCTCAGCTGAACGCTGTGCTACCTTCTCTGCGGTTGCAATCGCTGCATCGCGCTGAGTAATTTCAGCCTCAATGCGGTCAATCTTTTGTAGGTCTTCAGCAGTTAGTCCACGCTTCTCAGCCTCTGCAAAATCTAAAATTTCGCGCATCTGAGCAACTAGGTTGTTGCGAACTTCTGCCTGACCCTTGATGAAATCAGACATGATTTCCTTTCAATTAGGGTTAGAT